ACATAGACTGCCTTAATCAATGTGACCATTGTTCACAGAACTGTCCCCCTAGCTGGACTAGGGATTACCCTGTGCCTGCTATACTAATCGAAGTGACCATTAGCCCTGATAGGGTAGTGCTAAACACTACCGGAATGGTCACTCATATCTTGTGCGAAGATTGGGGAATGGAGGACAAGTGATGTATACCATAAGATGGGAAGCTAATGGAATATTCCATGAGTGCAAAACTACCAACTACTTTACTGCTAGAGTGGTGCTGGAAGCCGTGTCTAATTTCTGGCATGGAGATGGGATTAACATTCAAATATGGAGTGGTGCAGAGGTAGTGAGCGAGGAACTGTCATGAGCAAGAAAGAGATTAATCGCCTAAAGCAAGTGAGAAAGGTTAAGCTACAGGTGCTAGAGATAGCTATGATAGTCATAGCTTTGGAAAGCCACATAGCTTACTTCACAGCTGACGATAAGGCTGGTAGATACCTGCTCAAAGCTTATGAAGGCCTTTGTGATAGGCTGAGGAAGGAGTGCAGAGAATGATTAGGGAATGGATCAAACTAGATGATCGAGTAACAGAGGAGATGCTAGGGCTTATCCCTATGTGGCTAAGCGAAGATGATCCTAGGCCAGCTAAGGAACAGCTACATGAGAACTACTTACATGGAGGAGGGTGGATGCCATTCAGTGGCTTCACTATGGCAGATGCAGAGGACTTATATTGGCTGTTATATCCTGATGATCCGCCTACTAGAAGCTTGGCCATGTGTAAGCTTCGTGATGAGACTATCATCATGTATGCACATGCATGGGTAGCTATCTTACAGAAAGATGGTAGCTTTGAAGTATCGAGGATGGACTAATATGAAATATAGATATCAAGTACAAGGCCCTGGCCAATTCCCTGATGATATGCTGAGATATGATCAGGCTAAGATCATCAATCAGTATAGGCCAATGGATACAGAACGCACTATCTATGTTATCCTAGGGAATGTGACACCTACCACTGGCCGATGGAATAGCTTTCTGTGGTCAGTGAGCAATGTAAAGAAAGTGAAGGAGGTCTAGTTATGCCTAGCTGTTTCAGCCTAACCAGACGTGGTGATAGCGGACGAGCTATCTTACAAGAGATCGATAAGGATATATGCCAGAACTTAGATATCCCATTCAATGAAAAGGAATGGGCACATGGATGGTATAACTTCATTGGCCTAGCCTTGGCCATGGGGCACAGCCTTGAATATATCATCGACCTATGTTGGAAGCATGAGGAATGGCTTAGCCTACGCATTGCGGCTTATCTGAATGAGAACTATACCAGTGATGCATGGCATGAGTTTAAATAGTGAGGAGCTTGTATGTACGAAGCAGAGAAAGATGCAGAACGACATATCCTAGACCGGCTTGGGATATGGCTAACAGATAGCTTTGAGCGCTGTGCATTGGCTGATCTACGCAAGAGCACATCATCAGCTATCATAATGCGAGCATTGATGTATTGCCTAATAATCGGCATGATAAGGAAAGGAGCTAGCAAAGCTGATATGATGGAAGTGTTTAGTAATAACTGGGATATGATGAAAGACAAGAAAGATGAGGCAGGATGGAAATGATATGCGAATGGTGTCAAGATAGGGCTGACTATGCTTTCCTTATGGTTGGCTTAGCCTTCATCATCATCTTTAGCTTATCTGTTCTGTTCCAGAATAGGTGATGCAATGACTGAATACCTCATGCAGTTCAGCGCCAATACAATCTCCCTATCATGGGAATATAAGTTCGATATGAACAGTGATGAGATGGCCACGGACTATGCTAGTCGCCATGCTATTCTCCTTAAGCAAGACCTGTGGCTATTCAAGAAGAGTGATGGGGAATACTTGTTCCTGGCTGAGATAGTGGTTAGCACAATCACCACAGCTAAGGTTAAAGCGTAGTGAACTAATAAGCCATTGAACTTGTATTAGCCCACATGGCCTAGTGCTGTGTGGGCTATTTTTGTATCTAATCCATGGTAGTTACGAGCTATGAGCTATCGAAGTATCGGAGTGGCTCATACTGTCCTCATATGTCCTAGTATGCTCTAGTGTTCTAGTATTAGGGAGGGTGGGGCTAGAGTGGGTGACTACGTAACGTAGTCACTCTTTTTAAAAAAAAAAAATATATAATAACACACCAAGTAGGGGAGCACTAGGTGCCTATAGCCAGGCAGCTCATACTAGGACATGAGCATTTACTAGGGTATACTAGAGCAGTATGAGCCACTATCTGTCGACTATAAGCCATTATCTGACGCCGGTTGTAGGCGCAAAATCAAGGGGTTAGCCCCGGCCCCTTGACAAACCGGCGAAGATCCCTATATGAGTGCCAGCCGATCGGACCGACCGACGGCCAGTCAGAGGACTATGACAATGGCATACGGCAAGAGCAGCACTGAGAAGTTAGCTTGGATGGGCCTTAAGCATGACGATACCAGACTGCCGGAGCCTCTCCAAGAGGCACTCTTGGCCTTGGAAGAGGCAAGGCAAGAGGTTGAGACATTGGTCAAGAAGTTGCCAGTACCCAAGGGGAAACGCTGGATTTTCTCCTACAAACACGGCGTTGCTATCAGTCAGGCCGATGCAACTGGCGGTAGCAGCACGACCGATTATTTCAGCAAGTAATCCAACTCTAGACTAGACTTAGGGCATGGCCAGTTCAGGCCATGCCCTTTTTTTGTGCCTGCGCCTAGGCCCCCCGGGGCCAAAACGGGCGCGCGCGGCTCGAGCAGAAGTGCATCCGCAAATTTTTTACCAATTCGTTCACCCATACGCATGCCTTATTCATCTTTTTGTATACACTCGCGATATTAGCACTTGACAAGTGGAGCGTTTTGTGGTATACTGGTAAGCTGGACCTACAGAAATACTAGGAAGATTAGGGGTTTTAGGCCATGGTAGGGCCGGGTAGGAGACCTGGAAGTCCGGGGATAGGCCAGGTGCGGGAGCTGACACTGGAGGAGATCAAAGCTCCCCGTGGTCAGATTGCACCTATTAAACGATTTAGAGACTCTCATCATCGGATGGCGAGGTTGTTCGCTTCTGGGATGAGGGTCGGGGAAGTTGCGGAGTTGACGGGATACTCGGTCAGCCGGGTCAGCTTGTTTCATACCTCCCCAGCGTTTCAGGAACTGATCGCCCAGAAGCGGGAGATCGAGGATGAGATTGCCAGGGATGAGATATCGATCTATAACCAGATGATCTTGTCGAACGGGCTCAAGGCAGAACGTAAGCTGGCCGATAAGCTTGACGATGATGATGAGAATGAGGAGCTAAGCGTTCGGGAGCTTATATCGATCTCTCGGGATGCCGCAGACAGGGTTGGTCTATCCAAGCGCACGGTGTCGACTAATTATGATATTAACTTCGCTGATATGCTCGATCGGGCTATTAAGCGAAGCGAGATGCCCCTATCTGGTGATGTGAAGCTGGTTGAGTCCTCCTCTGCACCAAGCGCTGCGCCGGATAGGGGCGCCAATGCAAGTTCAATGGCTACCAACCTCGCAAGCGACCTTGATACCAAAATGGCTACCGAATCCAAATCGATACCCTTCATTCGGCGGAGGGTCTAGTGGTAGATCAATGCGATAACTGCAAGTTCTACAGAGTAAAGACTTTGGCAGTGGCCGGAACTGGGTCACCGCCACCAGTGCTGATACCGGAATGCAGGTATAGCGATCCGTTCATGGGTGGTTGGCCACAGGTTAAGGCAACTGACTGGTGCGGGAAATATGTAGTACTGGGTGCAACAACGGGTAGGGAATACAGAGACTTAGGGGAGGTACCACTATGAGTATAGGCCTTCTGTTTTGGGTGCTAATGATCCTGTGGATCGTCTCGTGGATTGGCACACGTTGGGGGCCGTACACGACGTATGTCTATGCCAGCGAGTTCCTATTCTTCGTGCTGCTCTTCCTCTTAGGCTGGCATGCTTTCGGCTTCATCATTCATGCTTGATTGGGATAAATCGACCAAATGGGCAATCGCAGCCTTCGCATGCGTGGTAGCGTTTATTCTGATCTTGGCTTTCTACGGCTATCTTAGCGGAGCTTGGGATGCCGGACTTCAGTGATCTATTCGACAAACATGCCAAGCGAGTGGGAATCGATCCTGCTTGGCTGCGTAAGATAGCTCGTGTCGAATCAGGTGGTGATCCCAAAAATGTTACAGGTAGCTATCAAGGTCTGTTTCAACTTTCCCCTAAAGAGTTCAAAGCCCACGGTGGCTCCGGCGACATCCAAGACCCAGAGCAGAACACCATGGCCGCAGCCAACAAGCTGGCCAAGGAGAAACTAGCTTTCAACAAGAAGTATGGTCGGGACCCAACCCTTGGTGATCTCTATATGATCCACCAACAAGGCGAGGGTGGTGCTGCTGCACATTTGGCCAATCCTGACCAACCCGCTTGGAAGTCAATGCTGTCCACTGGTGAAGGTAAGGAGAAGGGCGAGGCCTGGGCCAAAAAGGCAATTTGGGGTAATGTCCCTGACGACGTCAAGGCTAAGTATGGTTCCGTTGATAACATCACCAGCAAAGACTTCTATTCCATGTGGGGATCAAAGGTCGAGGGCTCAAGCTTCGAAGGCCACGGCCCATTCAAAGTCGCCAAGAAAGACGCAGGCTCTGATGAAGGTTGGCAAGGAACCAAACGTGGAACCTTCCTTGGCGAAGGCAAAGAAGAACCAGAACAGAAGAAGTCTTCAACCCCACCTTGGGAGAACTTCGATCTAGACGTTGGTGAAATCGTTCCTCGGTTTAACTTTGGCCGAATGAGGGTTCCAGGATGACGCCACAACTCCTCGAGTGGCTGGCGAAAGTTGGAAAGGATCCATTGGCCTTCGTCATGGGTGCATTCCCTTGGGGCGAACCAGATACTAGATTGGAGAAGTTTCCAGATGGACCAGAACCTTGGCAACGAGAGATTCTCCAACTTATTAAAGACGGCCTTGTCGACATCAACAAAGCTATTCAACTTGCAGTCGCCTCCGGACACGGAATTGGTAAAACTGCTCTCGTCTCTTGGATCATCCTCTGGGCCATATCAACTAAGCCTGATTCTCGAGGAGTGGTTACGGCAAATACAGAAACTCAGCTTAAAACCAAGACCTGGGCCGAGCTAGGCAAATGGTTCCATATGTTCTTGGCTAAGGACTTCTTCTCACTGACCGCTACTGCACTGTTCGCAAAGGACTCTGCCCATGAGCGAACATGGCGAATTGACATGGTCCCATGGTCAGAGAGGAACACCGAGGCATTCGCTGGGTTGCATAATAAAGAAAGACGGATCTTGGTGGTTTTTGATGAAGCATCAGCAATTCCTGACGTTATCTGGGAGACTACCGAAGGTGCTCTTACCGATGCTAACACAGAAATTATTTGGTGTGTATTTGGCAACCCAACCAGAAATACGGGCCGATTCCGTGAATGCTTTCCTGGCCAACGACATGCAAGAGCATGGAAAACCAAACAAGTGGACAGCCGTGAGGTATCCCTCACCAACAAGGACCAAATCCAAACGTGGATCAACGCTTATGGCGAAGACTCGGACTTCGTTCGGATTCGTGTTAAAGGAGTATTCCCCCGGACAGGCGAGATGGAGTTCATATCCTCGGAAGATGTTGCCGAGGCGGCGTCGAGGGATTCCGACAGCCATCCGCATGATCCGCTAGTCATAGGAGTCGACGTTGCACGGTATGGAGCAAATGAGACTGTTATCTTCTTCCGCAAGGGAAGAGATGCAAGATCGATCCCGCCGGTTAGACTCCGAGGTGCTTCGGTTGTCCAAACCGCCGCCAAGGTTTCGGAGGTTTGTCAAACTTATCATGTTGACGCTGTTTTCGTTGACGGTGGTGGGGTTGGCGGTGGAGTTGTTGATAATCTACGGGCTTTACACGTTCATTGCTTCGATATCCAGTTCGGATCAAAGCCCGAGAATATGGGATTCGCCTGGGGTACTGAAGGCGAGCGATACGCAAACAAGAGGGCCGAGATATGGGGCTCTATGAGATCATGGCTTAAGTCGGGGACAATTCCATATGAGTCCGACCTTATGGCTCAGCTTGTGGGGCCGACTTACACATATAATCTCAAGAATGAGATTCTCCTCGAAAAGAAAGAGGAGATGATGAAGCGAGGGCTCGACAGTCCCGATCTGGCCGATGCCCTCGCTCTGACTTTCTCCATGCCAGTGCAGAAGCATTCTCACGCTGGCTCTGATGGGCCACAGAAGCCATTGGTCGAGAGCGAATACAATCCATTCACATCAAGATCCATCTACGGGGAAATTCCTGTCGACGATCGGAGGGTAGCCTAATGGGTTTTGTCAAGAGGATTTTCACCCCACCCGGGACTGGTGGGGCCGAGGCAGCAGCGCAGCAAATGCAAACAGACATGAGTCAGATGAAGACTCAGCAGGCCCAAGCTGCGGCTACGCCTCCGGCTGCGCCAACAATGCCTACTGCGCCTGCTCCGCCACAAGTAATGATGCCAAGCGGAACGCCTGGTGCTAAGAAAGCTGGTGGCGCAGCAAAGTCTCCCACATCCTTCCTTGGTGCACCCATAGAGGGTGGCAACCAAGCTAGGAAGAGCTTATTGGGTCAGTGATGGCTAGAGGTCAATTCGATTATCCAGAGAAGTCTTGGGCCGAAGGGAAGATGCGCAAGCGTGGAGATCAATACGCCAAGATGGACCGGCTACAGCGTGATCTTCCAGGGCAAGGCGGAATGCTAACCGAGATGGATCGGGCCGCAGGCATGAGCATCACTGCCAGAGGCGGCACAAACCCAGCTGCTGGTGGTGGGCCAACTGGAACCACTCAGGTCCCCGCAGCGATTGTGCCAACTCAGAAATATGCCGCTGAGACTATTGCTCAGCACAAAGACTTTATCAAAGAGAACCTTAACGAAGTGGCTCAAGGCAGTTTGGCTCCGGATCTTTTTAAACGAATACTTAAGCAATTTGGTTGGGAAGGTAACACCGAGACAGGGGAATTCAAAGACCCCAACGGCGGGACTCATCGTATCGAAGCGGAGGCCAAGTGATGCCGACAGTTCCAGGCATTATGAAATCGCAGCTGGCGCAGCAGGAAGCCCAAGCCAACCCTACGCCAGAACAGCTTCTGATTACCGCAGCTGATATGCACCAACGTGGTCAGCTAACGGAACAGCCTACATCGATTAGTGATCCAAGAGCACCTTTGAAACTTCCAGGGTTAGGTGGTGGACGTGGCCCAAGACCTGAACGGTCGAAAGGTAAGCGAAAGTGACGTTGAGCTTCATCGACACGTCAACGAGCGCTTATTAGGCTTAAGAGTTAATCGGTACTCATGGTGGGTCCATGGAAGGGAGCTGGCTGACTTCCTTTTGCCTCGAAGGTACAAATGGTTAATCACTCCCAACCAAATGACCCGAGGGTCACCAATAAACCAACACATTCTCGACTCCACTGGCACGATCGCTGCGAGAAACTTAGCATCGGGGATGATGAGTGGGATCTCCAGCCCAACTCGTCCTTGGTTTAGGTTGAAGATAGGTCGTCTAGACTCAACCCAAACATCCCCGATCTCTTTGTGGCTCGCTGAGTGTGAGCGGCTGATGCTGCTAGTATTTCAGGAAAGCAATTTCTACAATGCAGTAGCCACGGTCTATTTTGACCTCGTTGTCTTTGGCACAGCGGTACTTTTGATCTATGAGGACTTCGACAATGTAATTCATTGTTACAATCCTTGCTTTGGCGAATACTACGTCGATAACGATGGCAAGATGCGACC